CGCCACCACTGGCGAGAAGATGTACTTCCTCAACAGCGAATACCTGGAAATGGTCGTCCACCGTGACGCCAACTGGCAGACGCTCGACGAGAAGATGTCTGTCAACCAAGACGCCGTCGTGATTCCCATAATTTGGCAGGGCCAACTTTGCTGCTCTAACCGAGCGTTGCAAGGCGTCCTGATCGACGCGGCTTAAGGAGAAACGACCATGACTAACATCATTGGTGCAAACCTCACGAAGGTCTACGCCTCGCTGACCGGCTCTGAAGCCGGCACTGTTCCTGGCATCGGTGACCGTTTCACCGACCAGGACGGCAAGGAGTACCGCTTCGTGCAGTATGATACGGGCGCCGGCCCGGTTGCGGCTGTAGCGGGCAACTTCGCCTACTACTACGCTCCGTCTGGCGCTTCGGCAGGTGCAACGTCTGTCGTCACGTCTGACCTGTCGGACTCGGCAGCAGTCGGCGCTGGCGTGCTGATGTCCGCTCCCGGCGATGGCGAATATTGCTGGATCCAGACGCGCGGCCCGGCCACGCTCACCACGGCTCTGACGGCAGGTGCAGACGGTAACGCTCTTACCCCTGTCGGCGCGACCGATGGCACGCTGGACGTGTCTGCGGCGGTCACTGACCACATCTGCGCCATTGCAGTCGATGCATCGGCAAAGATCGTCTTTGTCACCTGCCCGTAACGGGAACCATGAGGGGCGCTCTTCGGGGCGCCTCTTTCTTTTGACGGCAACGCCTATCGGGCGCCCACAATCGGAGAATGGCAATGGAAATCGTCGATGAAACCGCGCGTCTCGCGCATATCTACCCGCTGAAGTTCTGGACCGACTACGAACAGGTGGAAGGGCAGGACGAGCTTCGCGGCGTTGACTGGGTGACTTGGGTCAAGAAGGGCACTCAGAACGGCAGCGAGACCAGCGACAAGGTTGCCCGCGTCATGCGGGATGACATGAAGTGGGGCGCTCTGAAGCCATATTACGAGGCATGGAAGGCCAAGACCGAGGCGCCAGTAAACGGCTACGCCCTCGATGCATGGCCGGGTCTCACTCCTGAACAGGCGCGAGTGCTGAAGGATCGACACGTTCGCAGCCTAGAAGACCTGATCAATACATCGGATTCCGATCTGATCAAGCTGGGCATTCCCGGCATTCGTCAAATTCACGGCCGCGCCAAGGCCTTCCTGGAAGCCCGCGCCAATACCGCGCCGGTCGCCAACGAGGTTGCCCAGTTGCGCGAGGAAAACAAGAGCATGCGGGAAGAACTGGATGCAGCGCTTGATCTGCTGAAGGAGCTGACCGAGAAGCCTGAAGCGCCGCGCCGCGGTCGCCCTCCGAAAGCGGATGACATCGAATGACAATCGCAACGATCGTCGCCAATGCCACGGATCGCATAGCCGTAGCACTTGGCGGGACCAGTGTATTCTCCAACCCTGGGGAAACTGCCCGTCAGATGCGCGCCCTCGCCAATCAAGAGGGTACGGAACTCATGCGTCGTGGCACGTGGGAAAAACTCACGAAAGAGGTGACGTTCACGGCGATTGCGCAGGAAGAGCAAACGGGCGTTGTCCCGTCCGACTATGATCACATGCTGAACGAGACGTTCTACAACCGAACGCAGAAGCGCCAGGTCGTCGGCCCTCTCAGCCCGAAGGAATGGCAGGAGCAGAAATCCATTCTCGCCACGGTGCTGTATGACAGTTACCGCATCCGTGGCGGCTCCATCCTCATGATCCCGGTTCCGGCTGCCGGTGATATCTACGCCTTCGAATACATCTCGAACGAATGGGTTCTGAACACCGACGACCAGCCGCTTACGGCGTTCTCGGCAGACACAGACACTTCGATCCTTGATGAGGAACTGATCACGCTTGGCGTAATTTGGAGGTTTTTGAAAGCGAAAGGCTTCGACTACGCAGAAGCATTCCGCACCTATGAGCTTCAGGTTTCACAAGCCCTCGGGCGGGACGGCTCGAAGCGGACAATCAGCTTTTCCCAGCGCGTCGATTACGGGCGCCCTCGCTATCCTGGCATCGCGGACGGAAACTGGAACTTATAAAATGCTGCAAGCGCTGCGCCGAAATCCTCAGCGACAGAGAGTGTCGCGCGGGGTGTCTCTCCCTGCGCCCACGGAGGGCTGGGATACGTCTTCGCCATTGGCTGAGATGTCCCCAAAGCGCGCCATCACGCTCGATAACTGGTTTCCGCAGGCCGAGTATGTCGAGATTCGCAAGGGTTTCAAGCTTCACCGGCCGACCTCTGTCACGGAGCCGGTAGAAACGCTGATCGTCTACAACGGCGTTCTCGGCAGCAAGCTCTTCGCAGCGGCAGACGGCAAGCTTTACGAGGTCACAGCATCCGATACCCATGATGCGACCCCCGATGGGGTGATCACCGGCCTTGCCAACAGCCGCATTCAGTACGTGAATTTCACCACGACAGGCGGACATTTCGCATGGTGCTGCAACGGGGCTGATGATCCGTTCGTATACAACGGCACGGCTTTCGCGGCCACCCCTGCTATTACGGGCATCTCCCCTGGCGATATCGTCAACGTCAACGTGCACAAAAACCGCCTCTGGTTCGTCCTCAGCGACAGTACCAAGGCTGCGTATCTCGCCCCCGACTCGATCGGCGGCGCAGCAACGGAGTTCGAACTTGGTGGCTTGATGTCGCATGGCGGCTATCTTGTCGCGATGGGAACATGGTCGCGCGATGCAGGCGACGGGCCGGATGATTACGCGGTGTTCGTCACCTCTCGCGGCCAGATCATCGTCTATGCCGGCACAGACCCGGATACGGCGGCTACTTGGTCTCTGATTGGGGTGTTCAACCTCGGCGCCCCTCTCGGTCGTCGCTGCTTCAGGAAAGTAGGCTCAGACCTCGCTGTTGTGACGGTTGACGGGGTTTACCCGCTTTCCAATGCCATTTCCTTCGACCGTGGCGCCATTGAACGGGTGGCGATCACCGGCCGCATTCAGCGCGCCATGAACGACGCAGCAAGGCAAGCGCAGGATTCTTTCGGCTGGGAGCTGGTGAGCTACCCCAAGGGGACGATGGCAATTCTCAACGTGCCGATCGTAGAGAACACGACACAGCAACAGTTTGTGATGAATACCCTGACGGGAGCATGGTGCCGGTTCACGAACCAGAACGCCAATACCTTCGCGGTGTTTGAAGACCGTCTGTTTTTCGGCGGCAACGACGGCGTTGTCTATGAGGCAGACGCGTCCGGCTCTGACTATCTGTCGAACTTCACTGCGCTGATGAAGACCTCATTCCAGTATTATGGACAGCGAGGCGTCAAAAAGCGCTGGACGATGATCCAGCCCCTGATTTCCACCGATGGCGCGGTTATTCCGTCTATCGGTCTGGATACCGATTTCAGGACGGGCGCGCCTCTCAGCCTGACCACTACGGTTCCGGTTTCTTCCAGCCTCTGGAACCAGATGGTCTGGAACCTCGATCCTTGGGGGCAGGAGCAGAATACGCTCATTGATTGGCTTTCGGTCAGCGGCCTTGGACAGAACGCGGCGATCAATCTTCGTGTCGACATTCAGGGCGAGCAAAGCGCAAGCCTCTGGGACGTGGCGCTGTTCGATGAGGCCGTTTTCGAGCCGGAATCAACCAATCCGATTACGCTTCAGGTGAATGGGTTCAATCTGACCGTCGAGAGCGGCGAATATCTATGATGCTTTTGCGCGATGAGCCCGAAATCGTGAGCGCCTTTGTCTCGGGGCAGACCGGAGATCAGTACATCGATGTCTTGCGCGCTCTTGGCATCCTAAGCCGGGAGGGTCGCATCGTCGGGGGTGTTTTGCTCACGAATTACACCGGTCACGGCGTCGAAATGACCTTGGCCGGCAAAGGGTGCATCTCGCGCTCTGCCTGGCAGGCGATCGGAGACATGGCGTTCGGTGAGCTTGGCTGCCAACGCATTTCTGTCACCACGAGACGGTCAAACAAGCGGGTCTGCAAGCTGGCCCCGCGTCTAAAGTTTCGTTTTGAGGGGGTCGCGCGCCGATTCTATGGGAGCGAGGATGGGATAGTCTTTTCCATGCTCCGTGATGAAGCTCTCCAGCATGGATATTGGAAGGAAAATTATGTAAAGTAATCGGGCCCCAAACGGTGTTTGCACCACCGCGAGGCCCTAACCAAGCCAACACATGAGAGGTGTTAAGATGGCTAATCAACGTTTATGCTCGGTTGACGGATGCGGCAAGCCATATTTGGCGAGCGGTTATTGCAACGCCCATTATCTCCGCATGAAAACTCATGGAGATCCACTTGGCGGTGGCCCTCAGGTATCGCCTAGAGGCGCCCCTATGCGCTTCATCCATGATGTTGTCATGACGTATGAAGGAGATGAATGTCTGAAGTGGCCTTTTGCCACAACCAAAGGGCGAGGCATCGTTAGAATAGACGGCAAAAATCAAGTCGCTAGTCGTTACGTCTGCGAAATATCTCATGGAGCGCCGCCAACGCCTAAGCACGAGGCAGCCCACTCGTGCGGCAATGGGCATTTGGGGTGCATCACCAAACGGCACCTTTCGTGGAAAACACGAAAAGAGAATGAATCCGACAAAATCGTGCACGGAACGCACAATCGCGGTGAGCAAAGCGGTCTATCCAAACTGACTGAGCAAACGGTCAGGGAAATTTTCGATCTAAAAGGCTCAGCATCCCAGCAAGAGATAGCGCAGAAATTCGGCGTATCGCATCAACACGTCGGCAGAATTCATCGAGGCGAGACATGGTCATGGTTGGAACCGACGCCCAAGCAGGAGTGAACAACTAAGATGTCAGCGCCCAAGCCTCCGGATCCCTCCAAGACAGCCGCCGCTCAAGCTCAGTCTAATAAAGAAACCGCGATAGCCCAATTTGGATTAAACGCCACCAATCAGGTCACTCCTCAAGGCAACCTGACTTATACCCAGATTGGCAAATGGGAAGACGGAACGCCGCGCTATCAGGCTACGCAGACGCTCTCTCCTGAGCAGCAGAAGCTCTATAACCAGAGCACGCTCCTCGGCGGCAAGCTGAATGACCTTGCGATAGGCCAGACAGACCGTCTTAGCGGCGTTCTGGGGCAGCCTATCAACCTCAGCAATGAGGCAACCGAAAGCCGCCTGATGGAACTCGGCCGCAAGCGCCTCGATCCTCTCATGGCGCAGCGTAAGGCATCGACGGAAGCGGACCTGATCAACCGCGGCATTCGTCCCGGCACGGAAGCCTACAACCGCGCCATGACCTCGGTCGGCCAGCAGGAAAACGACGCCTACAACGAATTGCTGCTCAAGGGTCGCGGCCAATCTGTTCAGGAAGCGCTTGCAGAACGCAACCAGCCGATCAACGAGATTTCCGCCCTCATGAGCGGCGGTCAGGTCACGTCGCCCCAGTTCGTCAATACGCCTCAGCCTGGGGTGAATGGAACGGACGTGGCCGGCATTACGAACAACGCCTATCAGCAGCAGATGGCGGGCTATCAGTCGAAAATGTCAGGTCTTCTCGGACTCGGCACGGCTCTAGGTGGCTGGGCCTTCTCGGATCGGCGCCTGAAGAGCAACGTCGCTCGCGTCGGCACGCATCGCCTCGGTATTGGGATCTACGAATATGACATCTCCGGGCGTCGTGAGCGTGGCGTGATGGCTGATGAAGTAGCCCGCGTCATGCCGGGTGCTGTCCGTGATCACGGTGGCTACATGCAGGTTAACTATGACATGATCGGGGGCGTTTAATGGCTATTCTTGAGGCCGTATTCGCTGACAAGGCAGGGCAGACGCCGCAGGAAGTCGAGCGCCGCCGCAGGATGGCTCAGGCTCTCCTTGAGGCTGGCTCTGGTGGCCCTGCGCCGAGTTCGGGGCTTGAGCTTGCCGGCCGTTTGGCAATGAACCTCATGGGTCAGTATCAGGCAGGACAAGCGGAAAAGCAGGACGCATCCAACCGTACCTCGGCAAACAAGGCCCTGATCGATGCTGTCTATGGCGGCTCGCCGTCTGCCTCAGCCCCGTCCTTTGCCGAGGTACGGC